AGACGAAACACCGTCTGCACCTGCTCAGCCCGCCGCGCAGACGCCCGCTGCCGTCTCCGCCGATGCAGGGGTATCGACATATACCCCGCAGGACAGCCCCGCACAGCCGCCCCAGAGCGGCGATGACGGGCGCAGATATATCATCTGCCCGAAGTGTGGTGAGCGGATATGCCTATAAAAGTGGTTGAGGGCAGCATGAATGTGCTGGACGCGGCCATAACCCGCGTGCGGAATGTGTTCAAGAACGACTGCAAAATCTATCTTAGCTTTTCCTCCGGCAAAGACAGTCTGTGCATGGCAAGCATCGTCTATGACCTGATCCGCGCCGGCGAGATTGACGGTACAAAGCTGACGGTGACCTTTATTGACGAGGAGGGCTTGTACCCCTCCATGGTCGAAGCGGCACACCGCTGGCGGCGCAACTTCCTGTCTGCCGGCGCAAAATTCCTGTGGTTTTGTCTGCCGTTCAAGCAGGTGTCGGTCATCGATCATCTTTCAAGCTCGGAATCATGGATAACATGGGAGCCGGGCAAGGAAGATGTCTGGATGCGCAAGCCGCCAGACTTTGCCATCATGTACAGTCCCTACCTGCACTACCCCGGAGAAATGAACTATCAGACATTCTGCGGAAAAGCGTTTGCTGACGGCATCCAACTTGTCGGCCTGCGCACAGCAGAAAGCCTGACCCGCCTAAAGTGCATTGCCAACGCCAAAATGGAGCGCATTGTGCGCGGCGGGAAATTTTACCCTATCTACGATTGGCGTGATTCCGATGTTTGGCTTTACATCAAGCAGCGAGATCTTGAATTTCCTGAAATCTATATGCGGCTATACGAGGCCGGCGTCAGAAAGAACGCCCTGCGCCTGTGCGCTTTCTTCGGAGATTGCAGCACACAAGGTTTGCGCTGGGTAGCTGAAACAGATGCCGACCTGTGGGATAGAATCCAGAAACGCGAGCCGAACGCCTACCTTGTACTGCTGTACTGGGATAGCGAAATGTTCCGCCGCTCTACCAAGAAGCGCCGTGACCTTGAAGCCGGCACAGAGAAAAAGGACTACAAAGCCCTGTGCAAAGACATCCTGTTCCTGCACCCGGAAAAATACACCATCGCCAAGGACACAAAAGCCCACCTTGATATGTGGCGCGGAATGTTTATCAAAACCTACGGCATCGCCATGGACAAGCACTACAAGACCATGTACGAGGGCCTGCTTTACGGCGACCCTAAAATGCGTGTGCTGCGAATCCTTTGGACGGAAATCTACAACGACCACAATATGATGATCAAGGAGGCCCAACGTGGAAAACAACAGCATTGATTTATTCGCACCGTTGGCATCCCTGCAATGGGTGGACCGCGACAAACTCCATGCCAACGACTACAACCCCAACAAAGTAAGCGAGGAAAATCTCAAACTGCTGGTACAATCCATCCTCACCAACGGCTGGACGCTGCCTATTGTGGTGCGGCCTGACTACACCATCATAGACGGATTCCACCGCTGGACAGTATCGGGCCGCGAACCCCTGCGCACAAAGCTGGGCGGCAAAGTACCCTGCGTTATTGTGGATCATCACGGAGACGAGAGCGCGGATGTGTACGGCACTATCACTCATAACCGTGCGCGTGGTACGCACCTGCTGGAGCCCATGAAAGCCATCGTAAAGAAGCTGATGGACGAAGGTAAGACCGTGGAAGAGATCGGCAAGCAGCTGGGCATGAAGCCCGAAGAGGTGTTCCGCCTGTCTGGCTTTACCCGGGATGAGTTCTTGGAGCTCATGACGAAAGATCACCCAGTTTACTCCAAGGCGCGGGTCATCCGCAGCGTGTGAGTTGCGTGTAAGTTGTTCGCACGAAAATCGCACGGCGTGTGATCTGTGTAAGCGAGCGTGCGTTTTGCCGCGTGTTTTTCGCGCGATTCTCGCTCATTTCTGGATGGCTGGACCATCAAGCGGCAGTCTGGCCTGGCAAAAGGTACTGTGAAACCCCGACCCCGACCTGAGCAGGTCCGACGAGCCCAAAAGGCGCTTAGTTAGTGGGGTGATTTTTGGGGATTTCGCTACGGTTTGTAATACGATTTTTACTGATTTTATCCACTTTGTACACGCAGAAAGGAGTTGATTTTGAGATGGCTGCGAGAGAAAAAGTTGCGGACAAAAATGTTGCCACGACTGAGCTTGCCGCTGTGCTTGGAATCAGCGCCAGACGGGTGCAGCAGCTGGCCCAGGACGGCATACTGGACACCGTGGAGCGCGGGAAATTTGAACTCAGCGCGGCGGTGCAGGCGTATATCCGTTTCCTTGGGCGGGATGCCATGACCGAGGAGGATAAAAAACTGGAAAGCGCGAAGCGCAAGGCCGAGGCCACGCTGAAGCTGTCAAAGGCAAAAATCGCCAAGGCACAGGCAGACGAACTGTCCGGCCAGATGCACCGCAGCGAGGATGTGGCCGCCATGACCGCCGACCTTATCTATACGATACGCGGTGCGCTGATGGCTTTCCCGGGCCGCGTGGCGATTGATGCCGCTGCCATAACGGACGCTGCCGAAGAAGCCGAGTACCTGCGCAAAGAGGTCAATATCCTGTGCGCCCAGTTGGCGCAGTACCGCTATGACCCGAAAGCCTACGAAGCGCGGGTGCGGGAGCGTATGTCGTGGGGCGAAAAAGACCACGAGGATGACGATGAGTAGCGCCGCCGACATCAAGAGGCTGAACGCCGTACTTGCCAAGGTGCTGGACGGCATGAAGCCACCGGAGGATGTGACCGTTACCGAGTGGGCCGAAAAGCACCGCAAACTGTCCAGTGAATCCAGCGCCGAGGTCGGCACGTGGCGCACGAGCCGCACCCCGTACCTGCGAGAACCGATGAACGCCTTTTGCGACCCGAAAATCCATCATCTTGTGATGGTGGCCGCCTCGCAGGTTGGCAAATCCGAGTTGATGAACAACTGCATGGGCTACATCATTGACTGTGACCCCGGCAGCATCCTGTTCATCCAGCCAACGACTGTGGACGCCAAGGAGTACAGCAAGCTGCGCATTGCCCCCATGATACGCGACTGCCCGACCCTGCGGCGGCGAGTGGCTGACCCCAAGAGCCGCGACAGCTCCAACACGATCTTGCAAAAAAGCTACCCCGGCGGCATCCTGACGATGTGCGGGTCTACCGAGGCCCACGCGCTGGCATCGAAGCCCATACGGTATGTGTTCGGTGACGAACGAGACCGCTGGGCAGCCAGTGCAGGCATCGAAGGTGACCCGTGGGGGCTGGCTATGGCCCGACAGACCACATTCTACAATGCCAAGGCGGTGGAGGTTTCGACCCCCACCGTCAAAGGCTCAAGCGTTATCGCAAAAAGCTACACCAAAGGCACCATGGAGCGCTGGATGAGCCGCTGCCCGCATTGCAAGGAGTACCACGAAATCCAGTGGGAAGACATACGCTATGAATCCGAAACCGGTATTGTGAACAATGAGAAAACATACAAGGTCGGAAATGTCTGGTATGTCTGCCCCGGGTGCGGGTGCATCAGCGATGAATACACCATGAAACGCGCTCCGGCCAAGTGGGTTGCGGACAACCCTGCCGCCTACGACAACGGTATCCGCAGCTTTTGGCTGAATGCCTTTGTGAGCCAGTGGGCCACATGGAAGTCTATCGTGCTGAAATTCCTTGAAGCCATTGGCGATACAGCCAAGATGCAGGTCGTATACAACACCTGTTTTGGCAAGCTGTGGGAAAACCGCGGAGACATACAGGACGAGGATACACTGCTGGGCCGCCGTGAGGAGTACGAAGCCGAGCTGCCCGATGGTGTGCTTGTACTGACTGCCGGCGTTGACACACAGGATGACCGTATGGAGTACGAAATCAAAGGCCACGGCCACTTCAACGAGACATGGGGCATCGAAAAAGGCATTGTGATGGGGCGGCCCGATGATGATGCCACATGGAGACAGCTTGACGATCTGGTCTTCAACCGCTATTTCCAGTTCAAGGATGGTATAAAACTGCGTGTGTCGATGTCCTTTGTGGATGAAGGCGGCCATTTTACCCAAGAGGTGCGCCAGCGCTGCCGGGAACGCATAGGCCGAAAGGTGTTCTGCATCAAAGGCTTTGCGGGTCCGGACAGACCCTACACCGGGCCGCCCAAGCAGGTGAAAATCGTGGTGAACGGCACCCATGTGGGCACCTGCTGGCAGTACCAGATCGGCGTTGATGCCGGAAAGCAAATCATTATGGATAATCTGCGAGTCGGCACGGTTGGGCCGAAATACTGCCACTTCCCGAAGCGGGATGACTACGGCATCGGCTATTTCAACGGCCTGCTGTCGGAGCATCTTGTGTACAAAAAGGACAAGCGCCAGCCGTGGCAATGGGAAAAAATTCCCGGTCACGAGCGAAACGAGGCGCTTGACTGCTGCAACTACGCAATGGCGGCATTCAAGGCGCTGCCGTGCGACCTTGACGGCATTGACCGGGCACTGAAACGCGCCCGCGGCGTGGCGGTGGATGCACCTGCCGCGCTGGAAGTACCGCAAACCAAAAGCCCGCAGCCGAAACGGCGCGGGCTTTCCAAATACTATGATGAATGGTGAGGGTCATTATGGACAGAACGATGATTGAAAAGCGGCTGAAATTCCACACCGAAAGGCTGGACAATCTGTATGATGCCTACAATGCGCTGGTAAACAGCCGCGCAAAAAGCTACCGGCTGGATGACCGCGAACTCACCAGATTCGACCTTGACACGCTCAGCGATGAAATTGAAGATGCCGAGCGGAAAGTTGAGGAACTGACCGCGCTGCTGAACGGCCAGAGCGCCCGCAAGGCGTTCGGCGTGATCCCGCGCGATTGGTGACACCCTACTTTGGGTACTGGCCGCTCCCCAAGCTATAACGGCGGCCTTTACCGCGGGCGATGGTTTCTTTCACTACTCCTTTTCTTTTCCATCTGCCCGCTTAGTTTGAAAATTACGGAGGCGATTGTACTTGAGCAACATGAGAAAGCCCAGCGCACCGCAGGCAAGCGGATACAGCAACGCCGGCGGCAGCCTTACACGGCGGGCCACGCGCAGTTTTAGGCCCGACAGCAATTCGCCGAGCCAAGATATAAACCAGAATAGCGCCACACTGCGCCAGCGCAGCCGCATGCTGTATATGAGCAGCCCCATTGCGGCAAGCGCCATCAACACGAACCGCACCAAGGTTGTGGGCACCGGCCTGACGCTGAAAACGGCCATTGACCGCGATGTGCTGGGACTGACCCCGGAAACAGCCAAAAAGTGGCAGAGCCAGACGGAGGCCGAGTTCCGATTGTGGGCGGAGAACCGCCGCAACTGTGACGCGCTGGGCATGAACAACTTTTACGGATTGCAGCAGTTGACCCTGAAAAGCTGGCTGATGAGCGGTGATGTATTCGCCCTTATCAAGCGGGCGCAGCAGACCACAAAGCTGAACCCCTACACGCTGCGGCTGCATCTGGTGGAGGCTGACCGCGTCAGCACCCCGGACACCTGCGGCGATGTCATGAACCGTTGGGCGAACATAACCGAGGGCAAAAACACCAACAACGGCAACAAAATCTATGACGGCGTGGAGGTGGACGGCAGCGGCCTTGCCGTGGCCTACTGGGTGCGCAACACCTACCCATGCGAGATTTCGCAGGAGCAGACCAAGTGGCAGCGCATTGAGGCCGTTGGCAGGCAGACCGGCCTGCCGAACATTCTGCACATCATGGACAGCGAGCGCCCAGACCAGTACCGCGGCGTGCCGTATCTGGCCCCGGTCATTGAAATGCTGCTCCAGCTGCGGCGCTACACGGAATCCGAATTGATGGCCGCACTGGTGCAGAGCTTCTTTACCGCGTGGATCGTGACCAATACCGACAAGACCGCTATCCCCACCAATGAGGTGGGCGGCGGCGATATTGCCGGTGTACCTGTGGAGAACCCCGACACCGACAACATCAGCCATAGCGACAATGAGTACGAGATGGGGCCCGGTCAGGTTTATCACCTCGGCCCGGACGAGGATATCAAGTTTGGCAGCCCCAATGTACCGACAGCCGGGTTTGATACATTCGTAAAAACCATGTGCAAGATGGTGGGCAGTGGCCTTGAGCAGCCTTACGAGGTGTTGCTGAAGGAGTTCAACAGCAATTATTCTGCCAGCCGCGGCGCCCTGCTGGAAGCGTGGGAGGCGTACAAGATGCGCCGGGTCTGGCTGGTGGACGGCTTTTGCCAGCCTGTGTATGAACTCTGGCTTGCCGAGGCCGTAGCACGCGGGCGTATCAAAGCGCCGGGCTTTTTTGATGACCCACTGCTCCGCGCTGCATGGTGCGGAGCGCGGTGGATCGGCCCTGTGCAGGGTACGCTTGACCCCAAGAAAGAGGTCGAGGCTGCTATCCTGCAAGTACATCACGGTTTCCGTACCCATGAGCAGGTTGCCCGCGAACTGGGCGGCGGTGACTGGGAGGAAAATGTCGAGCAGCTGAAGCACGAAAACGAAATGTTGAAAGCCGCCGGCGTGGAAAAAGTGGAAGAAACCACAAAAAGCATAATCGAAGGAGGAAATGACGATGGCTCAGGCCAACAAAATCCCGGCAGTGGTGATGAATAACCCGCCCGCCGCCGTAAGCATCCAGCGCCCGTGCTACGCTATGGCGACCACAGACGGCTTGAATGCTGACATTACCATGTATGGGCAGATTGTGGAGGCGCAGCCCACAGACTGGTGGACGGGAGAACCTGTTCCCGGCCAGTACATCATTGAGAGTGAATTTCTGGAAGATCTGAACAGAATTTCCGGGTGCGGTAGCATTACCATCCACATGGACAGCCTGGGCGGTGATGCTGGCGTATCTATTCTGATTCACAACAAGCTGCGCGAGCTTACCGCTGGCGGCACAAAGCTGACTTGCATTGTGGACGGCGTTGCCATGAGCGGCGGCAGCCTTATCATGTGCGCCTGCAATACGGTCAAGGTGAATCCCAGTAGCCTTGTGATGATTCACAAATGCTGGTCTTCTGTCTATGGCGCGTTCAATGCCGACGATTTGCGCAAGGCCGCCGATGCCAACGATGCTTGGGATAAGGGCCAGGTTTCTATCTACAAGCGCAAGACCGGGCTTTCCGACACTGTGCTGCTGCACATGATGGCCGATACCACCTACATGACCGGCAAAGAGGCCGTGGAAAAAGGCTTTGCCGATGAACTGCTGGACGATGCCGAACCGCTGGAGATCTCCGCCAGCGCCAACAGGCAGGTTATTTCCTGCAAGGGCCATGCGCTGCGGCTGATGCCCGGCGTGAAGCTGCCCGACAACATCCCCTTGGCAAAAGCGCCCGCCCCTGTGGCGCCCGCTGCTGCAAATACAAAAACGGCGGTAGAACCCGCCAACACCAACGAAGGAGGACAAACCCCTATGGCAAACGAAACCAATGCTGCTGTGAACCCCACGCCCACCGTGGAGAACCCGCAGGCCGCAGTCGATGCCGCCGTAAGCGCTGAACGCCGCCGTCTGGAAGAAATCGACCAGATCGCAGGCCTGTTCAACGCCGAGATGGTCCACGAGGCCAAGTATGGCGCAACCGCCTGTGACGCCCGTGAACTGGCGTTCCGTGCCGCGCAGCAGGCTACCCAGCAGGGCCGCGATTTCCTGACCGCGCTGGGCACTGACAACCAGCAGAGCGGCACCCAGAGCGTGAGCGCCGTACCCGGCGAGAGCGCCGAGGGCAGCCCGGAGGCCACCCCCGCCGAGCTGACCCCTGCCGAGAAGATGGCAGCAGCCCGCCAGAGCGTGAAAGCGCTGCTGCACCCCGAAACCAACAAGGAGGGCAAGAACAATGGCTGAAAAGTTATTGAGCAAGAAGCTTGGCGAGGTCGAGGTTGACGGCCTCGTGACCGCCATCGACCCGCACATCGTCATTGGTGCGGGTGTGATCCGCAAGGCATCCAGCGGCACTCTGAAGCTGACCCGTGGCACGGTGCTGGCAAAGTCTACCGGCACTGCCGGTGACAACAAACTGGTCGTGCTGGGCACCGCCGCCAGCGGTGATACCGAGACGCTGACCGCCAACTGCATCCTGTGCGATGATGTGGAGGTCGGCGCCGCCGCAGATGCCACCGTGGCCGTGTATCTGGCGGGCTGTTTCAATCCCGACAAGGTCGTTATGACCAACAGCCACACGCTGACCGAGGCCGATAAGGATGCCCTGCGTGATGCGGGCATTGTCTTTAAGGCTGCATCGCCGATGTAAAGGAGGACACAATTATGCCTGCAAATATCCCTTTGAACATGCTGGAAACTTACACCCTGATGGCCATCGGTGAGGAGATCGTGCCCCGCACGAACTTCTTCCGTGACCGTTATTTCCCCACGGAGGCCGGTGACCTGTTTGCCAGCGACAAGGTTCTGACCGAGTACCGCAAGGGTGACCGCGCGATGGCTTCTTTCGTATCGCCCCGTGTCGGTGACATCCCGATGGATCGCCGCGGCTACGAAATTCACGAGTACCAGCCTGCCCGCATTGCGCCCAGCCGTTTGCTGACTGTAGACGAGCTGAACAAGCGCGGCTTCGGCGAGGCGCTGTACAGCCAGAGCACCGAGGCGCAGCGGGCCGCCCGCCTGCTGCAGGACGACCTGCGCGACATGGACCTGCGCATTGAGCGCCGCGAGGAGTGGATGTGTGCAAAGACCATGATCGACAACGGCTGCACGATGCAGGAGTATCTGGACGACAAGACCAAGGGCGATACCCTGATCGTTAAGTTCTACGATACCGCCACCGAACACAAGTACACCCCTGCCAAGAAGTGGAACGCCTCCGGTGCCACCTATGCCGACTTCAAGAATGATGTCATCGCTGCCTGCCGTCTGCTGACCCGCCGCGGTCTGCCCGCTGAGGATATGCTGATTGGTGCTGATGTGAACAGCTGGCTCCAGTCTAATGCCGAGTTCCAGAAGCTGCTGGACCGCAACAGCGGCATCCTCACCGGCACGGTGAACGAGCAGCTGACCCGCTATCCCGGCGTGACCTATATCGGCCGCTTCAACTTCGGCGGTCACAATCTGGATCTGTTCTGTGTGGACGAGGAGTACGAGGACGAGAACGGGCAGAGCGCCAAGTTCTTCCCTGCAACCAGCGTGGAGATCACCGCCCCCAGCTGCGGCCATCTGATGTACGGCCAGATTACCCAGATGGACTACGGCCAGACCGACTTTACCTCCTATGTGGCAAAGCGTGTTCCCAAGCTGATTGTGGACCAGCCGAACGACCTGCGTAAGCTGCGCTATGCCTGCCGCCCGCTGGCCGCCCCGAAGAACTACACCCCGTGGATTTACATGGAGAGCGTCATCGACTAAGCCGGAAGGAGTACGCCATGAAAGTGAGAATCATCTGCGGCAGCTACGGTTACCGCACCAAGTACGGCGTGAAGCCTGTAATGCTGGGCGAAACCTGCGAGGTTGACGGCATGGAGGCGGGCCGCCTGGTTGGGCTGGGCATTGCCGAAATCGTGGACGCACCCGCCTCGCCGTCTGCCGCCGCCCCTGCACAGGCCGCCGCCGAGCAGGAATATAACGACACCCCCGCCGAGGAGAACGCCGCAGAAAAGCCCGCAGCCGCCCATCTGGTGCCCGAAGACCTTGCCGACATGACCATTGCCAATCTGAAGAAGATGGCCGCCGACATGGGCATTGACACCAAGGCGCTGAAGACTAAGGATGCGCTGATTCAGGCGATCTGCGCCGAGGAGGTTTACCCCGGCGAGCCTATGGACGGCCCCGACCTGGGCGCTGAAGCGCCCGTGGTGTGAGTGGGTTCCGTGACGCTGTGCAGGATGACCTGCATGGTGTTTTTTTGAACCTTGACGAGTTTGCCGAGCGTCATACGGTCATTTATGACGGCGAAACCTACGAGGATATCCCGGTAGTTATCACCGGGCTGCATGAAAAGGACCGCCGCCAGCTGCAAAGTGACCATGCGCAGGGGCTGTACCTTGTGAGCCGCGTTATGCACTGCGCACTTGATGATCTGGGCGGCAATCAACCCGAAAAGGGCTGCCGTATCCGCATCAACGAGCGCGAGGGCGGCAGCTTTTTCCATGATTACTATGTGGCATCGTCCATCTGCGAGATGGGGATGCTGCGCGTGGAACTGGAGGATGTGGACGAATGAGCGTTTCTACCGCGTCCAACGGCGCTATAAACATCTACCCTACAGGCGGTGCGCTGGACAGGGCCGAGAAGATGCTGGCGGGTATACCCGGCGACACCGAAAAGGCCGTGAAAAGCGCCATGAGCCGTGCTGTGAGCAATATGCGCAGTGGCTATGTCAAGGAAGTCCAGAAAAAATACGACATCAGCGGTGCCAACCTGCGGACCGACAAGAACATCAAATGCCGCTATTCCTATGCAAGCGGCAGCGTGACCGCTACCGTGACCTTTACCGGGAAGAAAATTCCCTTGTATCGCTACAACGGAACGACCCCCAAGATTCCGAAATACGATACGAGCCGCCGTGTGCCTGTCGTTATCAAAAACGAGACGAAAATGGCGCACCCCGGCATCACGGCGCGGGCGCACATTTTCAAGGATACATCGCCGTACCTCATTGATGAGAGCTTTGTTGCTACGATGAAAAATACTCACACGGGCATTTTTGAACGTGACGGCACAACAATGAAAAACGGCGGCGATGGCATCACCGAGAAGATGGGCCTTTCCATCCCGCAGATGGTCGGAAACGAGGAAGTCCGCGAGAACATCGCCGATGAAGCGTGGAAGAAGTTCGATGAACGCCTTGACCATGAGATCATGGCGCTGATGAACGGCTGGAGGTGATGTGAATGACTACGCTGATTCTGCTGGACAGGCTGACAGAGTTTACCCGCGATGCGGTGAAGGATCTGCTGCTGCCTGCTCGTCAGCAGGAAAACGATGCCGAAGCCCCTGCCATGAGGGCGGCGGAGGTGTATAAAATGCGGCTGCCCGATTCCGGCAGTGCCAAGAAGAAAGCGCCGTACATCATCCACCAAGTCGTGACCACAAACGACTTGCAGCCGCAGGGCGAACGAATCCACGCCACGGCCAAGCTGCGCACGGTGTTCTGTGTGTACAGCCCAAACGAGGAAGAAGGCTCGTTGATGCTTTTGAACCTTATGGAGCGGCTGCGCATTGCGCTACTGAAGCGGGTCGTCATCGGCCACCAGTTTACGCTGGACACCACGGCGGGGCTGGAACGGCTGATGTATCTGGATGACACAGCGCCCTACTACATCGGAGAGATGGCGACAGAATGGATCCTGCCGCCTGTCCAGAGGGAGGTAAGCCCATGGGAACCAAACCCCAGACCATGACCGCTGACGGTGAGTTTTGCGTCTACCTTGGCCCGACCATCGTGGGGGTCATCCAGTACGGGGCCATCTACATGGGCAGCAAGGAGCAGGCTTTGGAGTCTGTCGCTGCTGCCATTGAGAAGTACCCGTTGATAGCGCGGCTGATCGTGACGAGCAAGACGCTTGCCCAAGACCGCATCAAAATCAAAACACCGGGCAATCTGCTGTACGAAACGCGGCGGCAGCTGACCCGGAAATTTTAAGGAGGAAAACCTATGCCTACGAAACATGGCGTGTATACCACGCAGGCCGCTACCGGCGTGAGCACCCCGTCCGTTGCTGACAGCGGAATCCCGTTTGTTGTCGGCGCGGCCCCGGTGCAGTCTGCCGACAACTATTCTGCCGCAGCGCTGGGCCTGCCCGTGCTTTGCACCAGCTTTGCCGAGGCCAAGGCCGCGCTGGGTTACAGTGATGACTTTGAGCATTACGACCTGTGCGAAGTGATGTATACCCACTTCCAGCTGTTCGGCTGCCAGCCCGTCATCCTGTGCAATATGCTGAACCCTTCCACGATGAAAGCGACCGTGGCCGCCACCGATATTACCCTGACCGACCACAAAGCGCTGCTGCCCATTGACGCGATCAATGATGCAACTCTGGTTGTCAAGCCCAGCACCAGCGGCAGTGCGCTGACCAAGGGTACCGACTACGAGGCCTACTACAGCGGGGAGAACCTTGTCGTTGAGGCCATCGAGGGCGGCAGCGCCTATTCTGCCTCCAAGCTGAACATTGCCTACAACAAAGTGGACACCAGCAAGGTCACCAAGACCGTTGTTGCCGGTGGCTTTGCTGCGGTTGACAGCTGCATGAGCACCGTGGGCATCGTGCCCGACCTGCTGCTTGCCCCGAAGTACAGCAGCGAGAGCGAGGTTGCCGCCGTGATGGCAACCAAGGCGGGCGGCATCAACGGTATGTTCGGCGCTAAGGCGCTGGTCGATCTGGATACCGCCACCGCGAACAGTTACACCGCCGCTGTGTCCACCAAGGCCGACAAGGGCATGACCGATGCCAACGAGATCGTGTGCTGGCCTATGGCTACGCTCGGTGACCGCAAGCTGCACATGAGCTGCATTGTGGCTGGCCGCATGGCTGCCACCGACACCGACAATGCCGGTGTGCCCTACGAGAGCCCGTCCAACAAGGACGCGAAAATCGACGGCCTGTGCCTTGCCGACGGTACCGCCGTGGTGCTGACCTTTGAGCAGGCCAACGCACTGAACGGCGGCGGCATCGTGACTGCGCTTAACTTCATGGGAGCGTGGAAGGTCTGGGGCAACTACACCGGATGCTATCCGTCCAGCACCGACCCCAAGGACATGTTCATTCCGTGCGGGCGTATGTTCGCCTATGTGCAGAACACCATCATCCGTACCTGCTGGCAGTTCCTTGACAAGCCCATGAACCGCCGCCTGCTGGATACCATCACCGACACGGTGAATATCTGGCTGAACGGCCTTGTGGGCAGCGGCTACCTGCTGGGCGCCCGCGTGGAGATCAGTGAGGACGAGAACCCCGTGACCCAGCTGATGGCGGGCATCATCAAGATTCATGTCTACATGACCCCGGCCAGCCCGGCACAGGAAATCGACTTCGTTCTGGAGTATGATTCCAGCTATGTGACCAGCGCTCTGACCGCGTAAAGGAGGAATAAACAATGCCGAGAGTAGATCAGTCTACCATCAACTGGGCCGTCTATGAGGACAACACCGAGTACGCCGGCATGGCACAGGCCACGCTGCCGAACCTTACCGCGCTGACCCAGAGCATCAGCGGTGCTGGCATCGCGGGCAATGTCGATGCAGTCATTCTGGGCCACTTTGATGCCATGAGCATGACGCTGAACTACCGCACCATGACCGAGCAGGCTGTACGCCTGAGCGAGCCCCGCCGCCACAACATCGACCTGCGCTATGCTGTGCAGGATGAAGACCCTGTTGCGGCTGCTGTGCAGATTCGCGCCATCAAGCATATTCTGGTGGTTATCCCCAAGACGCACACCCCCGGTACTGTTGCCCCGGCTACCCCGGAGAACGGTACCGGCGAGTTCGCCGTGCGTTACTGGGCCACCTATATCGACGGCAAGAAAGTCCGCGAGATCGACCCGCTGAACTTTATCTGCCTGATTGACGGCACCGACTATCTGGCCGATGTCCGCAAGGCCCTGGGCAAGTAATTTGCCCGGCAAAATCCACTGACCCTGCCTGTAATTGCGCGACAGATGGCTCACACATTTATGACAACACACCATGCTGGTCAGCAAATTACAGGCAAGTTAGATATGCCCGGAGAGAAGCCCTCTCCGGGCATTTTTTTGAAGAATGAAAGGAGTTTGGCAAATGAGCGCCATTGACAACAAGCAGCTGAAAGCTGCACAGGCCGAGGCGGCAACCGCCACCGATACTTATACCCATGTGTTCAAGAAACCGTTCACCTATGAGGACAAGACCTACGAACAGCTGACGCTTGATTTCGGCAGCTTGACGGGGCGCGACTTCATGGCGATTGACCGTGAGGTGCGCGAGCGCGAAGGGCGTGTGCCCATTGTGCCGGTGTACGACACCAGTTTCCTGATGCGCATGGTCTGCCGCGCCAGCAAGGAGAAGATCGACTATGACACGATTGTTGCTGCGCCGTTTGCAGAGTTCAACGCAATCCGCGATAAGGCGCGCAGTTTTTTGCTGCGCACGGAGATGTAATAGACCGGGACTGCCTGTGGCTGCGTAAGCAGTGCATGATGCTGGCCCGAAACTGTTGCACCCCCGTGGATTACTGGCTGTCAATGACACTGGCCGAGTTGCAGGTCTGGATTGATGCCAACAACGGCCTGTTTGACAAGGACAATGCCAAACAATAACCCATAAAGGAGGCTGCCGTGGCAAGCCGTAAAGAATACGAAATGCTATTCCAGTTGGATGCAAAGCTCGGCAGCAGCTATACATCCACATTTACCAAAGCAAAGAGCGGCCCCAGCGAACTGCAAAAGGAAATCCGCAGTTTGCAGAGTGTGCAGGCTGACATATCGGCCTACACCAAACAGCAGGCCGCCGTTGAAAAGACCCAAGCCAAGCTGGACAATCTGAACAAGCAGTATCAGCTGCTACAGCAGGAAATCAAGGAGACAAATGGCCCGACCACTTCCCTTGAACGCGAGAGCGCCAAACTGGAGCAGCGCATTGGTGACACCGGCAATGCGCTGGCGGCCCAAAAGGAAAAGCTGGGCGCGACTGCCAAATCGCTGAATGAGGCAGGCGTCGGCACGGACAATCTGGGCGCAAAAAGCCAAGATCTTGCTGATAAGCTGAACACCCTGCGGGCCAAGGAAGAAGCCGCAGCCGAGAGTGCCGAGGAATACGGCGATAAGGGTACGAGCTCCATCGAAGCCGTATCGCAGGCGTTCGCTGCCGCAAAAGTCTATGAAGGCCTTGAACAGATCAAGGATGCGTACATGGACTGCATCAACTCTGCCGGTGACTTTGAAGCGTCCATGAGCAACGTGGAGGCGTTGAGCGGTGCCAGCGGCGACCAGCTGCAGGCCCTGACCGACAAGGCCAAAGAGATGGGCGCGACCACCAAATTCACTGCCGGTGAATCGGCGGACGCGCTGTCTTACATGGCCCTGGCCGGTTGGGATACCGAATCCATGCTGCAAGGCATCAGCCCCATCATGGAGTTGGCCGCTGCTGCCAACATGGATCTGGCATCTGCCTCCGACATCGTGACCGACTACCTGACGGCATTCGGCCTGACGGCATCCGACACCACGCATTTTGTGGATG